AAAAAGATCACCTTGAAAGAGGTGAACAAAGATGAATGGGGGTCTTTGTATTTGCAGTTAGAAAAACTCAAACAAAGAGTCCCCCAAGCTGGCAAAATTCATCTTTATAACGAAGCCCAAAGAATCCGCCGTATGGCTAGAGATATGGCCCCGCTTGATGAGGGTTATTTGGAAGAGGCCATCATAATCGAATCCTTCAACCGAGAGGGCGGGACTGGACAGCTCCGAAATGAACAGGGGCAGTTTGAATCAAACACTTTCATTATTGGTGTCGATGCGAATGCTATGGCCGACGACAATATGCGTGTCGGAGATTATGCAGTTGAGGTTAACGAAAACCTTCCTCCGAGCGTTGGGGCACCTTGGTTTAAAGGCAAAGGAACATTAGCCAAGCAAGAAGAAACGGGTGTCGAAGCTGGCGGTATGTTTATGCGCCGAGCCGCGGATTGGGCTATGGCCGAAGGTAACATTGTCGGAAATCTCAAACAAGCCCTAAAGAAGAGAATCAAAGACTTCATCCGACGCAGAAAGTAATTGATTTTATTTTAAAAAGATGCTAATATAAGTAGTTAATTACTTACTATTAGTCAGTACAAAAGAACAACAATAAATGGCTGGCGTTTACGATACAAAAAACATCAAATTAGGCGTTTGCCGAGTTTCTTTCGGTGGCGTTGATCTCGGATACACCAAAGGTGGTGTTGACGTTTCCATTACTACAGATACTCACGAAGTAAACGTTGATCAGTACGGTGATGCTCCTGTAAACGATATTATTACTTCCCGCAGAGTTGAAGTAACGGTTCCGCTTGCAGAAACGACGCTCGAAAACGCCATTTCAATCATGCCTGGCGCGTATCTTGTCACTGATAAAGAAGACGCGACCAAACGCAGAATCGAGGCTCCTACTTCTATCGGAACTTCTTTAATCGACATTGCTCAAGAACTCGTTCTTCATCCTGTAACTAATGAAAGTTGGGAAAGAGAAGACGACTTTGTGCTTTACAAGTGCGCAACTTCAGGCTCTGTCGAATTCAGCTACAAGCATGATGAAGAAAAGATTTATCCAGTGAAGTTCAAAGGTTACACAGACGATAGAGGAAGACTCTTCGCTATGGGCGACATCACTGCAACTGCTTAAATTTTATTGTGCAGGTTGCGATAAGAAGAAAGAAAAGGGCAATCTGCACATTTTTTAACAACCTACCTTTTCACAAAACAATGACAAAACTCTTAAACATTGACACCATTGCTCCCTTCGAAAATCGTTCCATTACGCTGAACGGCAAGACTTACAAAGTTTCCGAAACAACTGTTAAGTTGTTCTTGGAAATTGCAGAATTTGAAAAGCAAAACGCAAACGTTGAAACACTTCAAGATCAGATTAAAGCAATGACGACTTTGATTAGCAAATTCATTCCTGATCTACCTGAAGACGTGCTAATGGGAGCAACGATTGAACAGCTCGGTACGATTGTTCGGTTTATCCGCAACGACATCCCTGACGAAGAGTTAGAAGGTTCTGTCAAGCCTCAAGAATCTTCCGCTACTGAAGAGGCGACAGCAGAGGGAAAGTAACACCACCGACAATTGAAAGTATCGATTTTGGATACTTCTTTTGTCGGGTTATGCACTTTTATGGAATCGGCTATAGAGAGTTACTTTCTGTACCGATTCGTTTTTTTTGGACATTAAGTTCAAATATCGACCGCATACAAGCGTCGTTTGATGTCAGAAACCTCAGTCTTCAGCACGTGGCCGTAGCCACGGGAATGGCGGGAGGAGAAGGGGTCAAGAAATTGCGTGAAAGCCTTGAAATGCAAATTGGCGAAACGCAGAAGGTTAAATTTGACCCAATGAGCGAAAGGTTAAATCGCTCTCAGTTCAACGAACTGAAAAACACGATTCGCAGACAAAATAATAAGAGTAAGAAGCAAAAATGACTGGCATAATTGACTCCCTTTCGGTTAGTTTAAGTTTAGATACCTCTCGGTTTCTTAGAAACGCTGACGCAACTAAGCGCAAAATACATGAGGTTGAGCAAGCGTTTAATAATGCCGAAATAGCCAGTCAAAGAACTGGCAAGGCAATGGCTGACAGCTTTAAGCCATTGGATGCGGCTCAAAATAAACTCGCTAAGACACTTCATGGGAACCTTGATAAAACTTGGAACAAAATTGTCGGGGGAGTCGAAAAGGACTTTACTAGCGGGAAGTATAAATTTACCCCTAAATTTATAAAGGCATTCGATGGCTTTTGCAAGCAAATTGAAGTCTTAGACAAATTAGGAAGCAGTTTAGCAAAAGGACACAACCGCATCTCTTTAAGTACCGCCAAATCAATTTCTCGGGGAAAGGGGTTTGGCAAAGAATTCAAACAAATTGATCAAAGAGCAAGAGATGCTTTACAAGTCTATGGTGAAGTTTCTGAACATCTAACTGCCGCCCGAAAGCTCCAGAACAAAATTATTCCTGAACTTCAACAGAAGATGACAAGCATTCTAAGAAGTTCTCCGAAGGGGCGTAAAAAGGGGCCAGAGTATTACCAAGTTAGAAAAGATTTAGCCGCCGCAAATAAAGCACTTCAGAGTAATTTTTCTTATGTCGAACAAAGAAAAGCCGAAAATGCCGAGCAATATTCATTGGGCGCAAAACTTGCCAGAGCTTCCCGAGGCGTCGTTCGTGTAAAAGATCGGTTTGTAGCTAAAGATTCTGAAAGACTGAATTTCATTAACTTGGCTACAGCCGCCAATCTACATGAAGAAAACACCAAGTCTCGTTCTCTTGCAGACAAGGCTAAATTAGACGAGAAAAAGAGAAGAGACCAAGAGACTCAAATTAAACGTTCTGCCAGAAGCGCAGAACGCGATGCCAAACGCTGGGATAGAGAAACAACTCGTTTAATGGGAATAAGAGGCGGTGGTTTGGAAACCGCTCTTATGCTCGGTGGCGGAGCTTTCTTAGGCGAAAGAATGCTCCGAGGTGTTTTTGACAGCGTTGAAAGACTTCAGAAAATTGAATCTCAGGTTGACACTTGGAATCTTTCTAAGAAAGACCGTTATCAATTTGATCTTATTGCTGACAAGATTCTTCAGAAGAATTCTCTTTTATCACGAGCTGAAGCTACAGATGCAACTCTTGCTGGCATGACTTCTATGGGTCACTTTGACCCCGAAGCCTTGAAGAAGGTTCTTCCTACAGCCGTTCAATATGCTCAGGGTAGCAAAATGCTCGGTTATACCACCGACTCAATCTCCGACGTGATTAAGAACTTCTTCGGTGTGGTTGAAGCAAGACAGCAAACTCTCGACCCTGATGCAATGTTGAAGACTTTTAAAACGTTGTGGCAGATTGAGAATGTAACCGGTGGCAAAGTTACTGTTAAAGACTTTGAAACGATTCTGAGAAACCTTGGCCCTGGCGCTCCTTTGATGTCTGATGAAGGTTTGCTGAACCTTGTGGCTTTCGCTGAACAGATTAAAGTCGCTGGTCACGGTGGTGGTGGCGGAGCTGGCGCAGGTATCTCCACTGTCGGTAACTTGATCAAGATGTTGCAGTTAACCGCCTCTGGCAAACCGACATCCATCAACGCCAAGAAGATGATGTCGGAATTGTTCAATATTGGCGCCGACGGAAAAATCTATCGTCTTCTTGATACTGAATCAGGCGAAGTTGCTACTCAGGGCGGTATTACTTTTACTCAAGCAATGAGCGACTTTCAAAATATCGCTCAACAGACGATTGAGGTTCTTAACGGGGCTGATAAAGAAATCGCCAAAGCTGGTTTCCAAGACAAGCAGGGTATGTGGGACAACCCTGTTAAGACAATGGGCGCCATGCGTGACGCATTTTTGCGTGGCACATATCTTGATAGAAACGGCAAATTCGACGAGAAGAAAGCCCGCAGATTTTATCGAGATGATCAGATTGACGCTAAGAATGGTCGTTTAAAGAACGTCACCACGCTTGATGAACAGAAAGCAATTACTTCTTTAATCGCTCAGATGGGCTTCCAGCACCGTACCACTACGGCTATGGCAACTTTTATGAACCCGTTCTTCTTGAAGCGTTCTCAATACACGATTGACTCTTCTAAACGCCAAATGAATCCTATGGAATGGCTCGAAGAGCAGTATGCGAAGGGAAATTGGGGCGTCGCTTCTCAAGAATTCACAGTTGCAATGACCCGTTTAGGCGAGTCAATGAAGCCGTTGGTTGCTGAATTTGCCGACATCACAAGATCGGTTTCTAAATTCATTACTGCCATTGCTGAATTTAATGAAAATCATCCCATGCTTGCCATGATGAACGGCTTGCTTGTCACAATCACAGGTATGGTTCCAGCTCTTGGTTTAGCGGCTTTGGGCTTTAAGAGATTGCATGAGGCGGCAGTTGCTGACTTGCAGTTAAAGGGCGTCATGAAAAGACCGTCTGAAATGGATGGTGTTATTCCAAGTTCATACACAATGGCTCATGCTAAGAGTCCGAATAAGCCGTTAATACCCACTCCGCTGAATAGCAAGTTGTTCCCTGTAGGCTATTTTGATAAGGCTTATCAGCCAGTCAGCGGTTTTTGCGACAAGATTACAACCAAATTCACGAAGACATTTGTTTCTGTTGGAAGCATTGTCGGCAAAATTGGCGGGTTGTTCTTAAAGATGTTGCCTGTCGTCGGCACAGCTTTCTTAGCCTTTGACCTTGCTTCGATTGTTGCGGGTTGGTTCTATGACATCAACATTACTGTTGATGGAGAAACTAAAAAGCTCGGAGACATCATTGAAGAAAGATTAAAAGAGCTTAAAGATAAGCTCGGTATGGGCAAAGCTCAAATTCTGTCTGAAGCTCAGAAGCCTTATGTGCAGATGGTTCAGACCCAGAACAACAATGCTCAACTTTTGCAGGGCGCAAAAGCAGTTTTGCAAACTCTTAAATCCGAGGGCTATCAGGGTCAATATAGCGACGATATTGTTGATGAATTTGGAAATCAGCATTCTGGTATGGGCGTTTTGAGTCAGTTAAAGGCTCAAGGTTTGCTTAACGAAAACGCTTTTACTAAAGAAGGTTTGTTCAATGTCGATACTCTGTCTTTGACTCAGGCTATCGAACAGTTAACAAAAACTGTCGAAACAAACAATAAAACGCTTGCTATTGCTCAGGGCAAGACGGGCAAAGGAATTCGCACAGACGAACAAGGAAGAGCATTACCTGATCAGTCGGTAGCTTCTAAAGCGAACGATAAGATTGCTGAAATGATGTCTGTTTACCAAAAAATCTATGAACAGGCATTAGCAAAATTACAGAAAGCTGATTTTGAGACTGACTTCTTCGGCTATAAGTCCAAAGATGGAAATCGTCGCAAATACAAAGTTGACAACATTCTTGAGCATAAGTACCAAGTACAGCACTATGAAGCATTAAACAAAGAAGACGAAGCCCGCAAAGAAGCAGAATTAAAACGCATTGATGACGTTCTTGAAAAGATTTATGCGCCTGAAAAACTAGCTTTCCAATCTCTTAGCAAAGAGATTAAAGGCAGTGAAGAAGCAATTGCGAAATTCGGCAAGATGCTCGAAGCCCTTGTAGCTAAACAGTTTAAAGCTCAAGGACAATCTGAAATTGCATCCAGCGCTAACGGGGTTGCAAATTATTCATTTGGTCTTGCCGAAGGTGGTGCTTCTGGCGATGTTTCGAGTGTGATGAAGAGCGTCGAAGAAGGGACTTTAAATAAAGCAAAAGTTGTTTCTAAAGACGGTAAAAAGTTTCTTAATGCGATTGACCCGACTAGTTCTGCTGGTAACGGAAAGCCTAAAAATGGAACGGGGACAACTCCTTCTTATTACGTTCCTCAAAACGTTAAATTCGTTAATTCTCTTCAGGCGACTATTGATGAAAATCAAGCTGACCTTGCTTCTATGCTTGCAGGACAAGGCAAGAAGGGCATGGAATATGCGAAAGCCTTTGTTCTCGCTAAGTTGCTGAACGGCGGTCTGTCTTTAAGCAACAAAAATCCGCAAGACTCTCCTTATTTGAAAAAGAAAGGTGATCTTTCAGCAGATAATGTTGATTGGAATAAAAAAGACCCTGTGACTAAAAAGACATTGATCGAACTTGCCGAAATGAAGCGTTTGGCGGAACAAAGCAAGTTAATGAATCAAGCAATTACAAAGATTGCTACAGAAACAGCTCAGGCAGAAGAGAACTATGAAAATGCCGCTTTTATTTTTGAAAACGGCGGTACTGAAAAGTTACCTTCTGCTGTAACAAGTTTCGATAGAGCGGTTGCCAAAGCCCTTACTCAAATCGACAAGTCTTCCAAGCAATTTGAACAACTCAAAGCCTTTTCGCTTTTAGGCCAGTTAAGCGTCGGTTCTTCTGCAATGCTTCAAAAAGCAGTAGAAAATAGAAAAGCTACGCTTGAAATGCGAAAAGAGAGGGAAGGTTACGGTCTGAACTCTACGCAAGCTAGCAAAGTTGTCTTTGATAGAGAGTGGGAAGAAAATCGAGCAAATATGAATGCCGAGATTCTTCGTCAAAGAGACATCATCAAGGCAACCGAAGCCAACAAGACTCTTAATGCAGAAGCGAAGAAGCAAGAGATTGACAAAGCTAACAAGGCCATTCTTGATCTCGAAAATTCTTTCAATGATCGTTATGCAGAGGCTCAAGAAAAGTGGCTTAGAGATAATGCCACAGCGGGTCAGCAGTTAGTTCTTCAATGGACTGATCTTTCTAAAGCATTAGATGATCTTCAGTCTGAGATGATGAACGGGTTCATCGATATGACTGAGCAGATGCTTGACGGAAATCTTGATTCTTGGCGTGATTATGCGTACAACTTACTAAGACTGATTAGAAGACAGATTCTTCAGGGCACTTTTGCTCCGTTGCTTTCTCAAATTACAGGCATGATGAATCAAGGAATCGCAGGATTCTTTGGCAATGATGTCGAAGCAATGAGACAGAAAGCGGGTTATTATCAAGCGGGCAATATCGCAAATGCAATGCTCGGTAACGGGTTTTATAGCAACTTTGTTGCGGGCAACTACTTCAGAACGCCACAAGTTAATCCTTACGACGCTTATTACAGCCCGTATTACACGCACGATTATTCTTCCGCATTGATGTCAGATGATACGGGCGCACAAATTGGTTATACGGGTTCAATTAACGACGGTACAGCGGTATTCGCATCGAGCAACGCTCAAACCTCTTGGTGGAACAGCTTCACAACATCTTTCTCTGATGGCATCGGTGGTCTTTGGAACTCTACAAAGAACTTCTTCGGAAACTTCGGGGACAACATGGGCAAACTTTCCGACGGCTTCTTGGAGTTTTGCGGTAGTCCGATTGAAAGTTTGAAGAATGCCTTTTCTTCTGCTTCTACTGCTATCGGGCAATTCATCATGTCGCTTTCTAGCGGTTCTTCTGGAAGCGGAGTGGGTGGAATTATTAGCAGTGTTGTCGGCGCTGTAGTTGGTGGCGTCGGAGCATCGACAGGCGGTAGTTTTGGTTTAAGTGGAGCTGGTTTTGACGCTTCGGCCGCAAGTAATGCTAATTACTTTGCAGAAGCGGGGAAAGCCGCTTTTAGCGGTTCTGCTTGGACAAGGTTTGCGAAAGGCGGAGTAATGACATCGAACGGAGAGCTTGATCTTCGTAAGTATGCCAGTGGTGGTATTGCGAACTCTCCTCAGCTTGCTTTATTTGGCGAAGGTTCAATGCCTGAAGCCTATGTTCCTCTGCCTGACGGACGTTCGATTCCTGTTTCATTCAGAGGTAACGGAACAGGTGAGTCTGTTGGGGGGAACAATATCAGCATTGTTATCAATGTAAGCAATACAAACAACGGTTCTGCCGAAACCCAAACTGCCGACGCAACTCAAGCAGGCAAAGATTCTACTGACATGGCAAAGCTCGCCAACCGAATCAAGACACTCGTTAGACAAGAAATTATTACGCAGTCTCGTCCTGGCGGACTTCTTGCGGGAGCATAAATGGAATATCCGAAATTTACTTGGAGCCCTGACTTGGGGGCTACTTGTGAGGAGCAGCCATTCGTAAACGTCACCAAATTCGGTGACGGTTACGAAACTCGTGTGGGTTATTTAATCAACACAACTCCTCGAAACTGGTCTGTAACTTTTACAACAAACTTAGAAACGCACGCTTCAATCAAAAAGTTTTTGAGAGAGCGGGGCGCTTCTGAAACTTTTGAATGGAAGACGCCCGAAGGAGAAACCCTTCATTTTGTTTGTCGGTCTTGGACTGGCAAGCAAACAAGTTTCGGCGTGTTTGAGCTGTCTGCAAAATTTGAACAGGTATTTGAATAATGACGATTCAAACAGAACAACAGACTTTAGCTCCCACAGCTTTAATTGAGATGTACGAGCTGACATTGCCGAATGCCGAAGCAAACGAAGAACCTTTCCGTTTTCATTGTGGCACATCTGGTTTTAGCACGAACATAAAATGGAAAGGTAAAGAATATACAGCTCTTCCTATCGAAACCGAAGGCTTTGACATTAACACGCAAGGCAGTCTCCCCAAGCCCAAACTAAGAGTCGCTAATGTCAACGGTATTTTCTCCGCTTTGCTTAGAGAGTGTGACGATCTTATTGGCGCTAAGTTGGTTAGACGAAGAACATTCGCTCGATACCTTGATGCTGATAATTTTCCTAATGGGAATGATTCGGCAGACCCTACTCAAGAGTTTCCCGCTGATATTTGGTTTGTTGACAAAAAGACAACTGAGACTCGGTATTTGATTGAATGGGAATTAGCCAGCGCTTATGACCTTCAAGGCGTGAAACTTCCGAGAAGACAAATTATTCAAAACTCTTGTCAGTGGCGGTACAGAGACGGTAATTGTAATTATCAAGGCGCCTTTTATGACAAGAACAACAAACTTACAACCAACGCAAAAGAAGATACGTGTCCTAAGACTTTAAAAGCGTGTGAAGTGCGTTGGTATTCCTACGGCGGTCAAGGGTGCATTCTGCCCTTCGGCGGTTTTCCTGGAGCAACGAGAAGCTAAATGAAAGTAACTAAAGAACTTTTTAATTTGATGAAAGAAGCGGGAATTAGAAACTTTCCCAAAGAATCTTGCGGTTTGATCTACAAAAGAGGCAAGAAAGGCGTTCCAGTTGAATGTAAAAACATCTCTAGCGAACCCGAACATAACTTCTTGATCTCTGCTTCCGAGTACGCCGAAGTGCTCTGCAAAGGAGAAATCATCGGAGCATGGCATACGCACTGCAACACCGACGCAAAACCGAGCGACGCAGACAAACAAGGATGCGAAAACACTGAGATGACTTGGTTCATCGGAGAGGTGCATAAGAATGAAAAAGGTGAAATTTATTTTGGCGAGAACATTGAAGTTCTTGTACCTTCTGGTTTTGTACAGCCTTTGGTCGGAAGAAATTACTGCTATGGCACGTTTGACTGCTATACCCTCCTCAGAGACTACTACAAGCAAGAATACGACATCGACCTCGGAGAATGGGAGCGAGACGAAGACCCTTGGATGAATGAAGAAGGCTACTTCGAGCGCAAAGCCTCTGAAATTGGTTTCCAGAAAATTAACGGTACGCCGAAGAAAGGCGACATCTTCTTGATTCAGATGGGTACAAACGGCGCTGATCACGTTGCTATCTATGTCGGAGATGACAAGATTCTTCATCACATCAACAGTCGTCTTTCTAACACTGACATTTACGGCGGTTCTTATTGGCAGATGCACACGCTTTCTCATTGGAGACATAAAGATGTTAACGAAAATCTATCTTGAGGGAGCAATGGGCAGAAACTTCGGTAGAGAGTGGACGTTAGACATTCATACTCCTGCCGAAGCATTTCAACTCATTCAAGCAAATATTCCAAGATTTGGTCAATGGATTAGAGACAATCTGAAGCGCTATGAAAAGTGCATGATTATCTGCAAGTATGCAGACGGAAGAATTGAAGCATTGGACGAAAAGACAATGCTCATGCACAAAGAGGCTCAAGAAATTCATTTTGTGCCGACAGTTTACGGCGCAGGTAAATTTATGGGCGCTATTGTTGGCGCAGTTATGGTTGTAGTTGGCGCGCTTTGTTGGTGGGCTGGCGGCGGAGCTTGGGGTGTTGGGCCAGGAATTTCATTGTTTGGCCAAAGCATGATTGTGGCTGGTGCTGGACTTTTACTCAGTACAGTCGTTACAGCGATTATGGGAAGAGTAAGAGGAAATAGTAGCAGTGATGACGACCAAACTTCCTACTACTTTAACGGCGCTCAAAACACAACTCGACAGGGCGTGCCAGTTCCTTTGATTTTCGGTCGCTGTAAAGTTGGTTCAGCCGTTATCAGCTCCTCTATTAACGTCTCAGATCAAAGCGTTACTCCGACAGGCAAGCCTGGAATTGTTGAAGTGGTTAAAGACAGAAAAGGCGTTCAATGAAAAATTATGTAGCTGGTGCTGGTGGTAGTAAAGGTAGCAAACAGTCAAACGACAAGAACACTCTTTTCTCGATTGCCTCGCTTCAAGTCTTGGACTTAATCTCCGAA